ACGCCCAAAATCTATTATTTTATATAACTTACCATATGTTGGTATTTTATAATATGTATTATCGTATTTATAACAAATAAATTTTTTATCAGTTTTACTCCACATAATGTTGTTCGTATGTAAATCATTATGTGTAAAATCAAATACTTTTTGATATGTTGCTAATATCATAGATACTTGAAATAAACATGATTTCCATTCGCGTGTAGACAAATGTTTTCCTTTTGTTTCCATTAAATAATCTAATGTATTTTCCATTTTTTCTAAACAAATAATTTGGACAGGAAAATCATTAATATATGCTTGTATAACTTCATTCTCCTCAGAATCATTACTTGAAGAATAATTTGAAAAATCACTTTCTTCTTCACTTTCACCCAATTCTTCATCATCATCAGTATTTGATGAACGTGATGAACATGTAGATTCTGTTTTTTTTAAACTTTTTTCACTTTTAGTTTCGGTATTATCTGATTTCCATATTTCAGTATCTAAATTTTCATTGTGTTTTTCAATATTTTCCTGAGTTAATTCAAATACATCTTCAAACTGATTATCATTTATTATATCTAATTTTAGTTTTACATTATCTTTATTAATATTAATCTTTTCTTTATATTTTCGTGTATCGCTTTCTAAAAATCTTTCAAAATCGATTTTATCTGTTTCAAATAGTTTATCTTTATTCCTATGAAAAAATTTAGAATCGTGCAAATATTCAATATCATCCAAAATATCACAAACAAATTTATTTTGAATTGCAGTAAAAGTTCCATAAAAATCTAATCCATGACAAAATCCTTTATTATGTAATAATTGACTAGATAAATAAGAAAAAAAACTATCTATATAAGCAGAATTATTTTTATCATTAACTTTTTCTAAACAATCATTATTATTTAGTTTAGGTAAAGTTTCTATAATCTCTTTTTTGGTTTTTTCATATTTTCCAACCATAAATTTAACAGGATCAATTAAAGGTGAAAATTTAAAAAATGAATTACATTTTTTTTTATTTTGCTTTTCATCATAACAGATAATAGTAAAATTATTATTATTTTCACTATTTTCAATAGTATTTATCGAATATATTTGATTTAAATTTATTTTGTTGCAATTATTTTCATCTAACTGAAAAAAATTAGAAAGAAGAGGAAAGTAATTTTGAACATTTTGAAATCCATTTTCTTCTAAATATTCAAAAAGTGATTTGTTGTTATTCTTTTTATAATAAAGAGTGAACATTAATTGTTATATACAAATTTTTTTATATTTTTAAACTAATTTATGCGTAAATATAAAAAAAATAAAAAACATATTTTAATATAATGAATCTCGAATTAAAAAAATTTGATATGAAGAATATTACTTTTAAACCAAATGAAAACCAAGGTCCTGTAATTGTTCTTATAGGAAGACGTGATACTGGTAAAAGTTTTTTAGTAAGAGATCTTTTATATTATCAACAAGATATTCCAATAGGAACTGTTATTTCAGGTACAGAAGCAGGAAATGGTTTCTATGGTAAAATGGTACCAAAACTATTTATTCATGATGAATATAATACTGCCATAATAGAAAATATATTAAAAAGACAGAAAATAGTTATGAAACAAATGAAAAAAGAAAAAGAAGCATACGGTCGTTCAAACATTGATCCTAGAACTTTTGTTATTTTGGATGATTGTTTATATGATAATAGTTGGGCTCGCGACAAGTTAATGCGTTTACTTTTTATGAATGGTAGACATTGGAAAATTATGCTTGTTATTACAATGCAGTATCCCTTAGGTGTTCCACCTAATTTACGTACAAATATTGATTATACATTTATTTTAAGAGAACCTTACATTGCAAATAGAAAACGTATTTATGAGAATTATGCTGGTATGTTTCCCACTTTCGAATCATTTTGTCAGGTTATGGACCAATGTACTGAAAACTATGAATGTTTAGTTGTGTCTAACAATGCAAAATCAAATAAATTAGAAGACCAAATTTTTTGGTATAAAGCAACTTCTCATGGAGATTTTAAATTAGGTTCAAAAGAATTTTGGGAAATGTCAAAAGATATCGACAGTGACGATGATGATGAAACTTTTGATCCTACGGCACAAAAGAAAGGACCTAGAATTAATGTTAAAAAAAATAAATGGTAAATCTTAATAATTTATATATTTATAAATATATATGGTACAAAAAAGAAAAGGTCCATCAAAAAGTGCTACTCTTTTTTCTGTTGGTGTAAAAAAAAAAGGGAATGATGGTAATATATGGATAATTGTGAAAAATAAAAATGGTATAAAAAGATGGAAAAAAATATGTGGACAAGATAAAATGAGAAAAACATTTAAAAAAAAAAAAATAACTGATAAAATGAGAAAAACAATTAAAAAAAAAAAAATTACTGTTAAAATGTTAAAAGCATTAAAGAAAAAATATAATGTAACAACAACAGGCAATAAAAAAGAAATGGCAGAAGGTTTATGGGTAGTTCGCGGTCTGTCTATGGATAATGACGATTTAGAAAAAATTATTCCATTACTTTCAAAAAGAGATAAAAAAGATACTGAAAAACTTTTATCAAAACGAGGGAAGAACCCAATAAGTGATTATAAAGGTATGTGGAAACCACAACCAAAATCATTAAGCAAAATGTCACGTAAAGAGTTGATAAAACATTTACGTCATTTTAGAAACGTATGGGAAAGAGAAACAACCAGAAATCAAGATTTAAGTGATGAACGATTAAAAGAAGAAACAGAAAAAGATTTACGTGGATTATTGAAATTTTATTTTAGCGATGAAGCCAAACAAATTGCAGGTGATTGGTTAAGAACTAATTAAATATATCCATTATAAATTTGATTATTAAAAAAATAAAATAAAACAAAAAAAATACATAAAATAAAAATAATATTTAAAAAATTATGGTAATATTGATAATAAAAATAGATGGTAAATTTATTAATATTTATATATTTATAAATATAAATGAAAATTCATCCGTTATGGTTTATTTGTATTTTTGTACGTTTAAGTTTAATTTATTTAATTACGTATCTTAACAAAAAAAGAAAAAATAAAATAAATATGATTTGCGCAAGTGTTTTACTTGTAATGGGAATCGGTTTTATTTATAAAGGTTTAACAGGTTCTAATAAAGAATTACAAGTTAATAAGGTTTTTTGGCATGAAACGCGTTATGTACATGGTATGTTTTATGTTTTATCTTCATTTTATCTTTTTAAAAATAATGTAAATATAACTTCGTTACTTTTACTTTCTGATATAATATTTTCATTTTTATATCGTTTTAGTTTAAAAAAATAGTACAATCAATAATTATAATGTCTCAATATGTTTTACCTCAATCTAATATTATAAATTTAACAGACCCAAATGACTTAATTTTTAGCAAAATTGCTCAAAAAGCAACCGTAACTGGTGCGACTTTACCATCCGGATTAAAAATTTCTCCTTACGGCGATTGGAAAATTATTGATAGTTTTATTGTTAACATTGCTTATTTAACAACCGATAAACCCTTTAAAAACAACCAAAAATAAAATTTTTACAAATTAGACTTATTTAATATTTAATTAATTAGTAAATATTAAAAATCAAAATCATAAATTAGTTTTTATCAGTATCTATTTTTACATTTTCTTTAGGTAAAATTCCTCTATCAATAGCATTTTGTACAGCAGAATTTCTCTCAACAACATCTCCTTCAAATAATTCCTTACGAATATCGGCAGACGTAACTTCTTCCTTTAGTCCTAATGTATTTTCAATAGTATTATTAATCCCAACTAAGTTTCCATCTTTATTTATATTTTGTGTTAATTTATTTCCACTTTCTTTAGCCTTTTTAATATTTTCTTCAATCGCCTTTCTTTTTGTTTCTAATACACGCTTTTCAAATTCTTGTTTAGCAGCAGACTCATTCTTATTTTTCTCACTCATTAACTGATTTAATTCATCCTCCAAATACTCTACGCGACCAGTCTTATACGCCTCAGGCTCCCATGGCATCCACATTCCTACTGGACCAACATAAACATTATGATTTGGGTCAACCTCTCTTAACATTTTACATCTGAATTCTGCTTCAGCCTGAGTAGAATATGAACCTCTTACTTTAAGACCTCTAACATTTGTTTGAAATTCATATGCTTTATTAAATTCGCCGTCTAATCTTTCTTCATTTGCATCCAAAAAATTTTTATATTCATCACTAATATAATTTTTAGGAATATCATCTTTTTCACTTTGTAAAAACTCTTGAAAATCTTCCATAATTCTGTCAAAATCCATATTATATTTATATGCAACAAAATTCAAAAACTGAGAAAACTTTTGAACTGATTTAGAAAAATCATAATGTTTTAGGAATTCTTCAAAAAAAAAGTGATTTTTCTGTTTTAAAATATTTTCCGGAGAAACAAAACTTATACATGTAAATTTTTGTCCAGATATTGGTTTATCTTCTTCTAATAAATCAACATATTTAGGATTATTACTACCATTACTGTTTGTTCTATATTCACAACCTTTTTTAGACATTATAATATACTATAAAAATTTATTTTTTAAGTTTTAATAAATATTATATATTTTTTTCTTAATTATATTTATAAATGCTTCAGAAATTAGCACAAATGTTGGATTTAGGCGAACTTGTCCGCAGAGCAGTAAAATATCTCGTTGAAGGTGTCATGGTAGCCATCGCCGCTTATGCTATCCCTAAGAAATCTCTTAATTTAGACGAGGTTGCACTTATTGCATTGACTGCTGCTGCAACTTTCTCCATCCTTGATACATACGTTCCATCTATGGCTGTCTCCGCTCGTAGTGGTGCCGGATTCGGTATTGGTGCCAATCTTGTTGGTTTCCCCCGTATGTAAGTAATACAACACAAATATATCATATTTAAATTTAATATAATTATTTAAAATTATATTAAAATTTGTTTAATTATCTATTTCTATTTATAATTCTATTAAGAGGGTTAAATGTAACATTCATTATTTGAATATCGTTATATTTATTATTTAATAATACAATATATCTGTTGTGATTGTAAGCATATGTTTTTAACATAGGATAATTCATTATAGACAAAAAAATAGAAGTAATTATAAACATTTCTGCTGCAATTTTATCACCAAAAATAAGATAAACTAAATAAAAAAGAAAAAAAGAAGACGATATTGTGAGTGTTATAATGAAATTAAAAAAATTAATTTTTAAAAATAATTTTATTCTATTTACTTTTATTAAGGTTAATATAAAAACAGTTAAGTAAAACCCCATAGAAATTAAATAATTTGACAACGAAACATAATAAATTGCATTTAAATCTTTACTATATGGTGCTTTATTTTTTATAAGTGTAAGTAAAATCTTATCTTTATGTGGGTCAAATGTGTCAACAAATTTATAATTATTATTTAAGTCTGCTACATGTAAACAAACAGAAAAAAGATAAACAACTACTACATATAATATATATTCAAAAAAATAAATACACCAATTTTCATAAAAAAAATCTAATGTAAATTTTTCTTCTTTATATGTTCTTTGTAAAGTTAGATTTTCTTTACATTGTTCACATCTATAATCATTGTATAATACATTTTTTGTGTCAATCCATTTTTTCAAACAATGTACATGAATAAATGCCATTGTACCACTACATGCACATGGAGATATAATTTGACTTATTTCTTCATCTTCTTCATAACAAATTCTGCACATTTTATCTTCTGTATTTATATTTGTAAATTCTATTATAATATTTTGTGGATATATCTTCATTTCATTTTATATTATTTAACTTTAGTTATTTATATATTTTTATTTTTTAAAATATATAAATTTATAATTTTGTAGTTAAATCCAAATATTGTTCAATAATTTCACAAATTATGTTTCTATTGGGTATTTTTTCAGCCATTCCATAAATAGAAACTAAGCCTTTTGTTTCATGTCTAACTTCTTGAGTTGTTATATTTTTTAATATATCTGTTATTTCATGTAATTTTTCATAATTATAAGGTGTTATACAAATATGCACACACATAGGATTTTGCATTATATTTAAATTCCAATCATTTTTTTGAAATTCGTCTATAATTTGGCTTAATGGATATTTATTACTATAAAATGCAACAACATTTACATTAGGATTTCCTATAACTTTAAAACTATGTATATTAATGATATCAGTATATAAATTTTTCGTTGATTTAATTATAGTATCACTCATTGTTTTATAATAGTTATATCCATTATAAATCATTATTGCCCACGTTGTAGCAATTTGAGCACCTGCTCTGCTTCCCGGTAATGAGCAACTAGCATAAATACCTCCTGTCCAGTTTTCAACTATAAAATATTGATTATGTTTCATTTCACAATCTTTCCAAAGTAATAATGATGAACCTTTGGGTGCATAACCAAATTTATGTGGGTCCACACTTATTGAATCAATATTATCTTTAAAATTTAATTTTAATTTTTCATCAAATTGAGTTATAAAACCACCCAAACATGCATCTACATGCAATGGAACATTATAATATTTGCAAACTTCTCCTATATTTTTAACATCATCTATAACACCATAAGGATAACAAGGATAAGATGCCACAACAACACAAGTTCTTGATGTTATTTTTTGTTTTAAATCGGTTATATCCATAGTAAAATCATTGTTTAAATCTACGTAAACTAATTTTAAATCTAATAATTCACATGCTTTATTTATTGCTGCATGTCCTGTTTTTGTTGTTAAAACTTCCAATTGTCTATTAAACCATTGGGTATTTTTTTTATGTTTTTTATATGCTTTTATAGCCAAAATAGTACTTTCAGTACCTCCTGATGTGAGATTACCTCCTCCATTTTCTGGCATATCAAACAAATGTCCTACCATACTTACAATTTCACTTTCCATTTTATTTAGTTCAGGAAACAAATCTGTATGTAGTGGATTGCTGTACATATATAAATCATACATATATCCTGCTATTTTTTTATGATAATCTTTATTACTGTAAATTGTTCCTGAAATTTTATGATTTAATTTAACTTTTCTATTTTCAACAATATCTTTTATATAACTTAATTCTTTTCCTGAATTATTTAATATATCAAAACTATTTCTCCAATTATTTTTAAAAACACTTTTTTTTATTGTATCTAGTGATTTAGTTTGTTTATCTTTTATATATTTTTTCCCATTTGGTGTTAGTTTATAAAAGTAAAATAAAATTTGTTTTATTTTTTTTTTATAATGAATGCGTCGTAAGAAAAAATAGTACCACAACCAAACTAAACAAACTATATTTTTATGTTTTATAAAATATTTAATTATCATTAATAAATAATATTACCTATTGTTTTAATATTATTTATTATTTTATTTAATGAGTATTAATAGCAAATTATTAGATAGTAGATATAAATTCCCATTGTAATTCTTTACATATTTTTTTCCATATTTGGTCTTGTTCAATTCTTTTTACTGGGTCTTTTAACATGGGAAAAAATGGTAAAAATTTATTTTCATTTAATAATTCACACATTTTATAAAGAACGTAATAATAATTCAAAAAATTAACTCTATCATCTGGGCAATGTTTGGCATATGGCTTCTGAATTTCCATAAAAAGATTACATAATTTATCTTCTAATTCTGGACTCATAACAGGAGGTCTAATTCCTAATTTATCTTTAATAAAAGGTATATGTTCATAATATTTATTGTAACCTAACTTTTTTAAAATATCTTTGGCCTTTTTGTTTGTCATTTGTTTTAAAGAAATTCTTTCTTTTTTTATTTGATTTTTGATATTTTCAAATACTTCAGTAGGAATTTGCGTTGTTTCTTTTGCTTGAAATTGAGCCAGAATTTCACGAAAATGATTAATTCTTTTATAAGCATAAAAACAAACTTCTTTAGGTGGTTCTTTGTAACTAGGTTTTTCATGCTCGATTAAATAAGTTTTTTGAATTGAACATTGATTACAAATAACCAACCCTTTATAATCTATATGAATAAATTCTCCACCACACTTACAATTTTCAAAATCATCAATTATGTAATTATTAATATTTAACATATTTTCATTTAAGTTTGTTAAAAATTTTTGAGATTCACTTTTTTCATTATTTAATATTACATTTTTATCTTTTTTAAAAAAATTATGCAAAATCTTATTTTTTGTTTCTGTCTTACCTTGTGATAATTGTTTTTTTTTTTCAAAATACGGAAATATTAATTTTGAATTATCTAATAAATAGTTCTTTTTTTTTTGTTCTAATAGTTTTATATTTTTTTTAATATCGCGTAATTTATCTTTTATATTTAATTGTTCTTCTATATTTGTGATATTTTTTAATTTTCTTTTTAAAGTTTTTTTTTTATTTTTTAATTCCGGTAGTGTTTTTGTTTCTATTTTATGAAATTCATTCATTTTATCAGTATGCTGATTGTCCAAAGTCAATATTGAAGATTTGTTCATTTTAATTTTTTTATTTGCCTTTGGTTTAAAATTGGGCATTAATATATTAACAAATTCAAATATATTTAATTTTAAATTTTATTAAATATATTATAATGAGTATTTTTCGATAATTTCTAATGCTTTTTTTCTATTATATAGTTCACCAATATTAACATATTTATTTATTTCCCCTTCTTTATAATGTGATAAAAAATAAACAATGTTATCAATTGTTGACTGTCTAATATCATTAATATCAGAAATATATTTTGATTGTTTATCTATATTATCTGATAAAACACAAATTATTTTGTCATCTTGACCACTTTCATCTATTGTATCAATTCCTCCAATTACCTTTACATCACAAACAGAACCTGGAATCAAAATATACTCACATAAAATTATGATATCTATCGGATCACCATCAGGTGATAATGTATTTGGAATGAAACCATAATTGTAAGGAAAAACATTTGTATTATGCAAAACCCTATCTAGAACAAGATGCTTATTTTCTTTATCAAATTCATATTTTAAATTTGAATTTTTAGAAACTTCAACAAAAACTTTCATTTTGTAAATTTAGTAAATATAAATTTAAATTTTATTTAGCGCAAAAAAAAAATATTATTTAGAGAAATCAACAATAAGCTGTATAATATTATTAATATGTTAATAAATTTAACATTTTTTCTAAAATCAATACAATATGGATATCGATATAGACTATAATGAAACGGTAAAAAAATTAGATTTTATAACTTTACAAAAAATGGTTTTTATTTACAATTCTTTAGAAAAAGGATGGACGGTTAAAAAAAACAATAATTCATACATTTTTAAAAAAAACCATGAAGGAAAAAAAGAAGTTTATTTAGATGAGTATTTAAAGCATTTTATGACTGAAAATTTTGATATAAATAAAATAATGCAATAAATTAATTCGATTATTTATCGTTTTTTCAAAATTTTTTTTTCTTTAGCAATATTATAACCAATGGGTGGTGGATTAATGCAGCTCGTAGCCTACGGTGCACAAGATGTGTACCTTACAGGAAACCCTCAGATTACCTTCTGGAAGGTAACTTACAGACGTCACACTAACTTCGCTATGGAATCAATTGAACAAACTTTTAACGGTCAAGCCGATTTTGGCCGTCGTGTTCAGTGCACTGTCTCTAGAAATGGTGACCTTGCTTACAGAACATACCTTCAACTTACTCTCCCTGAAATCAACCAGGAAGATGGATCTAATTCACAGTGCCTTGCCCGCTGGCTCGATTACCCCGGTGAGCAACTTATCTCTATGGTTGAGGTTGAGATCGGTGGTCAGCGCATCGACCGTCAGTACGGTGACTGGATGCACATCTGGAACCAACTTACTCTCACCAGTGAGCAGGAGGCCGGATACCACAAGATGATTGGTCAGACCTCTCAGCTTACCTACCTTACCGATAGCGACTTCGCCGATGTTGCCACTGCTTGCGGTGCCAACAACGTCCCCGAGGCCGTCTGCGCTCCTCGTAACGCTCTCCCTGAAACAACTCTTTACGTTCCTCTTCAGTTCTGGTTCTGCCGTAACCCAGGACTTGCTCTTCCTCTTATTGCCCTCCAGTACCACGAGGTCAAGATTAACATCGAACTCCGTCCTCTTGATGAGTGCCTTTTCGCTGTTGACGCTGTTGCCGCATCTGGCAACAAAAAGTCTCCTTCCGCCTACGCTAAATCTCTCGTAGCCGCTTCTCTTTACGTCGATTACGTTTTCCTCGATACTGATGAGCGCAGACGCATGGCCCAGAATCCTCATGAGTACCTCATTGAACAACTTCAGTTCACTGGAGATGAGTCCATCGGTTCATCTTCCAACAAGGTCAAACTCAATTTCAATCACCCATGCAAGGAACTTGTCTGGGTTGTCCAGCCTGACCTTCACGTCGCCTACTGTGATTCTTTCATCGGTGGACGTCCTCTTCACTCTGCTCTCGGTGCTCAGCCATTCAACTACACTGATGCCCTTGATGCTCTCCCCAACTCAATCCTCGCTTACGGTTCCCGCGCACAGAGCGCCACTACTGGTGGCACTGGTGTAATTGATGTTGCTTCCGGTCTTTTCGCCGACTCCGCTGCTAACCCTGTTACTGGCGATGCCGTCCCTGATTCTGACCAGCCAGGTCTTTCTGCCGCTCAGGCCGCTGCCACTGGTGTTTCTGACGCCGGTGTCTTTGTCCTTGCCGAGACTGCCCTCAACATGCACTGCTGGGGTGAGAACCCAGTCGTTACTGCCAAACTTCAGCTTAACGGTCAGGACCGCTTCTCTGAGCGCGAAGGTACCTACTTCGATCTCGTCCAGCCATTCCAGCACCACACTCGTCACCCCGACACTGGTATTAACGTCTTCTCTTTCGCTCTCCGCCCTGAGGAGCACCAGCCATCTGGAACTTGCAATTTCTCCAGAATCGACAACGCTACTCTTCAGCTCGTCGTTTCTGCTGCCGCCATCGGTGGTGTCCAGACCGCCAAGGTCCGTGTCTACGCCACTAACTACAACGTACTCCGCATCATGAGTGGTATGGGTGGTCTTGCTTACTCCAACTAAGTTTTTTAACTATAACAATTCATTTTATGTATTATTTAATAATATATAAAATAATGATGTTGTATACAATATTTTTCATAAGTATAATAACTATTTAATTTATTAATAACTATTTAATTTATATTTAATAATTTGTAAATCATAATATTATATAATTTAATTTTATGATTTTTAGTTATTCGTGTTTTACAATCCAGTTTTGATTTTGTGTGTCTGGAGGTATCCAATATGGTAATAAATTTTCTTGTTCATTAAAATATGTACAGATATTTTCCACAAATTGTGTTAATGTATATACTCTTGGGTTTCTAATTTTTACACCATATGGTACAATATATTCATCAGGTCCTTGTATTCCAGGACTTTGCCAGTCATTATCACTGGGAGCGGCTTGTCGCGGATTATTATCTTGAACACCGTGTTGGTTCACTATCTTAACTTTTCCATCCAAGAACACGTCCTCGACTTTATGATTATCAGTGTTTACATTTCCAATATCATATGTATAGCCTAATCCTGTAAATGGAGCCATCCCCAAATTACCATCTCCCAAATTACCATTCTTAAACGACTTCAAATAATTATTCTCGAGGCCTATATGAATAGACTCACAACTTTCACTTAACCCTCCAGAGCCGTCAGGCTTAATAATTAAATTATTTTGGCATGGTCTTACTAAATTTTTTATTTGTATTTGAAATGATATAACTCTATTATATGCTCCCCATCCACTATTTAATCCTAATAACTGAAATAATCGTTTGTGTAATTCGTGTCTACTTGTACACCTAAACTTTCCATCATTTCTAGATTCTCTTTCCCACAACCTCAATAACAAATCATCTTCTACTGTAACAAATAATTTATGAGATGGATTATCCCAACTAGCACGAGGAAACCCACCACCAGGAGCAATGCCAAAGATTATTTTCCATCCTTCTTCTGTAAATTGTGGTAGCATTGTTAGAAAGTTTTTTACACAATTTTCATTCATTCTACTAACACCATCATCACCAGCAACATTATTTGCACCCGGCTCATAACCAACCGGTTGAGGATATGGAATACATGCTGTAACATGTTCGGGATATTGCCTTAACCTCTCAAGATATTGTTGATATGTTGGACCATTAAGAGCAGCGAGACTTGCTGTTTTATTATCAACATCTTCTTCCGCTTTACCCAAGGCTTGTTCATAAACATTTTGCCATACCAACAAATCAAATTCAACATTATTATCATTATTCACATGGCCACCACCCCGGCCTTGAAGGAAGGCATAATAAGGATCTGGGCCCCAATTCGCTTCTGTTTTAAATGAAAATACTCTTACCCAACTATCTCCATCCATATCTGCTACACAGTTCGCTAAAGGTACCGCATGATTAGCATTAAGAATATTCGCAATACCACGTGGGTTGGGATGATTACGACTTAAACAACCTAATACTTTGGGACCAGATAATAAATAATTTTCATTGCGATCTCTCATTAAAGCATCTTTATTAGATATACCTAATTTAGAAGCATAACTTCTTCTCCACTCATCACTATTCTGGAATTGCCAGGGTTTTGGCTCTACCCCCCAACACGTGCTATTATATACTTCTTTTTCTCTCTCAGTTAACTGATTCACAGGAACAGGGGCAATTCCGCCGTGCCCTATTACACGTAATAACACATCTTTCATTTCACGTGATAAAGTTTCATTGTTTTCAATCGCTTGAGCATTACCAATATTACTACAATTAGGTTTAATATTTGGGGCTATATCTTCTAATTGTATGACACCTCCCTTTTGCCTTTTTCGTGTTCTTCTTCTTCTTTTTCTTTTTCTTCTTCTTTTTTTTGTTTTGTTTTGTGAACTTTTTGAAAAGTTATTTTTTTTTCCACCTAAATACTTACGTTGTCTTCTCTTTTTTCTTCTAGTTTTTTTTCCTAAATTCCGCTTTTTCATTCTTCTGGCTCTAGTTTTACGCAAAACCATATATATATATAAATATATATATATATATTTCAAAAATAAATTTGTGTTTTATCATGATTTATTTCTTTTGTTTTTTAGTTTTTTCTTAATTATATTTTTTTTTCATTACTATTAGCACTATCAGATTTAATAATATACCTAAATTTGTTAATTAAAAAAGCAAATTTTCAATGCCTGATAAAAAACAATTCATTATCAAAACAATTAGTATTTAATTAATTTTAATATATTAATTATATATATTATGAATGATATATTACTGTTTGCATTAAATGGTGGCGGATGGGCATTTAAACCTATTTTAGAAAAAATTTCGGTAGATAAAATTGGCCACTATTATTTTTCTTTTTTTAGATATTTAATTAGTGGAATTATTGCTATTCCTTTTTTAATTCAACATTACTATTTTAATGGATTTCCCAAAGTATACAAAAATAACGGAAAACTTTTTTTCAAAGATGTTGTTATTTGGGGTACTATAGTCAGTGTGGTTGCTATTGCTGCAATTATGGCCAATTATTATTTGCTTGAAAAATACAATTCTTCTTTTGTAACCCCTATTGCTGAAGGAGTTCTTCTTATATTTAATGTTATATTTTCAGTTCTT